CTTAAGCGCTACACTCGAGCGCACATACATTTTCATTACGTGGTATTCTGGAATGTCGAAGATAAGACCAGTAGGAACTAGAGCTCTGTGCATTGGTGGGAGTTGAATCGATGGCTTACCACTGATAACCTTAGAGACAACATCTACTTTTTTGTTCCAAGCATTGTAGCATGTGATTCGATCACCGACATAAAAACAGGAACGTACATCAAAGCAGGCCGATCCCGAAGTCGCCAGGTTTGGAAGCTGTGCTCCAGGATCAACCTTATAAACTGTTAGTGGAATTGCTTTATTATTTTCATTCATTATGTAAACCTCTTTTATTCAATAGTTTCAAAGACTCTTTTATCTTTGGTTCTTCTATAATGTTCGCCCCAAGGCGATTTTAACCATAATTCATTGTACCAGAAGAGAGAATCGAAATCTTCATTCCATACAAAATCTGTTTTTTCGTCTATTCTTAATCTCGTGTTAAGAATGCGCTTGTCGTATATTTCTGACTTTCTTTCAATGATGTACTCGTTATGAAAGCTCAGTGCATCAAAAAAATTCTCTTCTGCGTGCCATATAGAACCTTGATTACCGTGCTCTCTAAATTTTCTAGCAGCAGGAGTCCAATGAACAATGCGAGTGCCGACGTCTGCGAGTTCGTGTATACACTTGTAGAATGTTCTCTGTACTGGTATGTGTTCACTCATTCCGAAATTAGTAATAAGATCGAAAGAGTCCATTCCACTCGCTTCTCGTATTTGATCTGCAGCACTCTCACTTCTAAGATCTACTGGTATTGCTCCGTCTTGTCCATTAATATCTACGCAATGGTAGCTAGCAACTCCAGCTGACACATAATCGTTTCTATACAATCCATTCTTGTTTCCTTTGTTGCCGAACTCGAGAACGTGCAATCCTTCTAAATTTTCTGGAAGAAGCTTGAATTCTTGTAATGGAATTGCTTTTGGATTAAATGTCATTATAAACTAAAATCACTGTATTGTCAATTATTTTTTACCAATATTATATTTTACAGTAAGTTCCCAATCATCTTTTTCTTTGTAAGAAATAATCTTGATTTGATTTAAAGAAGCAACAGGCTCCTTCGTTTTATTGGGATCTACAATCTTAATAAGTTCCCATTCTTCTAGTAGGTTCACGATCGTATTGCGTCTTGCGTGATCTTCTTCGGTAAACGTGTTGTGCTTGCCGTCTAGAATAAAGAGTTCTTTGAAATGTAAAATCGCGTACCTGCCTTTCTTATGAAGAATGTGGCAAGACTGAAAAAGTTTCTTGTCTTTGCGAGAAGAGATACCGATTCGTGTTAGTGTTTCTTTAATTTTAAGGAAACTATCGGGTGTTGGTAAAGTAACTTCTACTCCAACACCTCTAAAAATATCTTCGTTTTCCATGATACATATTCACCTTTGTTATAGTAATTAGTGGTAATGGCAAATAACCATATAAAGTCTATTTATTTTTTTTAAGACTTAACCACCTGTTACTAGACGATCATGAACCATCTGTAAGCCTTCTTTATCAAGAACGTTAAGGTACAATTTAGCTACTGTACGATTGCACTGATACACCTGCTGGATTGCATCTAGATCAGCGTTCTTATCTGCTTTAGGCCACTTAGAAAAACGTTTACGCTTGCGAAGAACACTCCTATAATAATCGAATTGCGCTTGAGGAAATAACTCGTGACGCATATTCATTTCATTTGCGTGTAAAATTGTGTCATCGAAGTTTGCGAAACCACGATTGACGATATAAGCATTGTATTGTTTTTCAGCTATTTCTGGGTTTTGATCGTTTCTTATGAGATCTTCTTTACTGAAAGAAGCAGCGTTCATAAAATCAAAAGGGCTCATTTCTTTCATTGATAATCTCCTCTAATCCTATCATAATCTTGTCAAATTCTTTTGCGCAGGGCTCACACATCTTTACTTCATGAGGACCTTCGAGTGTTTCCAGCTTAATCGTATATTCTTCACCTCCTTTTATACGCTTAGCACAGTTAAAACACTCGATTTTTTTCTTAAACATTACCATTTTCCGATCGGGCATTTCCCGCCAAAAGAAGATTTTAATCTTGATTTTGCTGGTATGAAACAGTTACACTTACTGCAAAGACTAAAGTCAGGCTTATAGAACTGACAAGCTTTGCAGATAGCAGTGCGTCGTTGAGATTCTGTTTGTTCTACTTCATCGGTGACTGTTGGTTTCATTTGAATTCCGATTCAATCATTACTTCTGTTAGGAACGCAACCATATTAATTTCTTGATCTGCGACGAAGTTTGATTTATACATGTAGTCTGCTGTAGTAACTACAAATCCTGGAAGACTACGGAACTCAACTTTATCAGCGGCTGCATCATAGATTCGACGAAACATTTCATTCATGTCTTGATCAGAATTCTTTGCTACCCACTTGCGCATTTCAGTAAAGTTTTTCTGGTCTAAGTATTTAAAGAGTTCATCGATAGATTCTTGTTTGAGATTAACAAAGATACCTTCATCAATCTTACCAGAAGCTGCATAGGATTGTAGTTCGGTAAGTACTCGACGAAAATCTGGAAAGTGTTTTTCAATTACTTTTGCTACGACTTTCTTGTCGTAATCTACATTTTCTTGTTCGAGGATAGTGTTAACTCGCTTGAAGAATTGCATAGCGAGTTGAGGGCGTTCTGTTTGTTCGACGCTGAAATCGATCTCTGAGAGTCGAGAACGAAGTGGAGCGATAAGTCGGTTTTTGAAATTACAGGTAAAGATAAACCCGCAATTAGAGGAGTACTCTTCAATAAAGTTACGAAGAGCAGGCTGAACGTTAGCAGCACTTAAGTAATCAGCTTCATCAAATATAACATATTTACGTCCACCCTGCAGAGAAACCGCAGATGCGAATGTAGAAATGTCATACCGAATAGAATCGATATTAACGTTAAGCGATCCATTCTTAACAATATAGTCGCAACCCAGCTCTTCGAGCATAGCTTTTGCGATTGTAGTTTTACCTACACCAGGACCGCCGGTAAGTAATAGGTTGGGAACGTTTCCGTCAGATACGAACTTACGGAAAGTGTCTTTCATTTTCTCGGGAAGGATAGTATCATCAATACGTCGTGGACGATACTTTTCGACCCACAACACTTCATTAGCTTTTGCTTCAATCATAAATCACCATAATATAAAAAAATTCGAAAGGCGGGGACAGAGCCTGCTGACTAAGTCCCCTATTCTCGAGAAAGGTTAAATTGGTATTAGCCTACCAATTTGTCAGCTAGAGGACCTTGAGCTGGAGCTTCGACGTTTACTTCGCCTTCTGCTACAGATGGATCTTGCTGAGGAGCATTCTGACGGAGGAAAGCTTCGAGTTTGTTACGAAGCATGCCAACACCAGCTAGCTCATTACCTTGAAACCCGCCTCGTGTAGAACATACATCGATGATCTGGAGTAGAGTACTAAGGTCGCCAAGGTTAATTACAACCTTTTGCTCTTGTTGTTGATTATTCATCATAGTTATTCACCCTTATTATAAGTCGACTTTGAATCAATTGCCACATAATATGTGACACCTTTTCCTTTAAATTCTGAGATTCCCTTTGAACAAAGAGTCACTTGATAATCTAAAGGCATTAGTTTAAGATTATCGGTTTTAATGATAACCTTAAATGTATCGTCAGTTTCACCGATTTCGACGCCAAAGTCATCTGCGCCTTCATTCGAACTGTCGATCGCTTTCAGATAGCACTTGCCGCTTTCGCCTACAAATGCGATCTCTGAAAATTGTAGAACACCTGCTGCTTTAAGAACCGAAGATAGATCACCTTGAGTTACATTCACAACAACGTCTTCAGAAGGAATATTTATCTCTTTTTCAGGAGGTGTATGAATCATAGATACGTCTGCGAAGACATACTTGGTTCTACGCTTTCCTTCAGAGATATTAAAGTATTTATCACCAAACTCTACGTCTGGATCATTATATAGGCTTAAAATTGACAAAAATCTTGAAAGATCATATACACATGCTTCTGATGGGATTTGATCTGGGATTTCTGCAATTGCGATAAGCGTTTTCTCTGGAGTAATCGTCTTCAAAACATTACCAGGTTTCAACAAAATTGATTTGTTGATAGCGGTAAAGCTCTTAAGAACGGCCAAAGTTTCACTTGAAAATTTCATTATATAGTTTCTCCGTTTGAAAAATTACTTGATTATTATACAACAGTTCTGCTAAAATGTCAACTGTTTTTTTCATAAGTTTTCTTGTTAGAATACTTATCAGCAGTGGCTGACACGCCTAGCTGAGCGATGGAACCCATATTTCCTTTGAAAATATAACTACCAACGTGATTGATTTGCATCCAAGGGCACATCCATACACTTAGTCCAGCTTCTCGAGCTTTATGGCAGAAGAAGTAGTCTTCTGAAAGATAGCGCTTTGACTCTGGGTCGATTACACAGTCAAAGAATGCAGTGATTTCTCTCGAACCGTCGAAGTTGTCGGTTCTAACATGATCGGGCTTATAGGAAAACTCTGGGTAAGTATCTCTGTACTTGAGTAAAGCTTCCTTAGTAATCAGCATGAATCCAGTTCCGGCTTCTTTTACTTCAACCGGCTCACTGAGTTTAAATTGTTTCATGCCTCTTACTGGATTGAAAACAAAGTCCGAAGTGAATTGTTCTAGTGCGAAAGGACTTTCTTTATCGAAACCCTGCGCAGCTGCTCGAGATACTTTTTCCCATGCGATTGTTTTCTTAGGATATGGTCCACAGACAATATCATATTTTTCTGGTTCAGACACTTGAATAGCGAGTAATGCTAGTGCGTCTCGAGGATTGAATCCAATGTCAGCATCGACGAATAGAAGGTGAGTACAATCAGATCTCATGAATTCGTCTACGATGTAATTACGAGCTCGTTGAATGAGACTCTCATTAAACAAGAAATAATATCTGAGTGGAATATCATGTTTAGCGCATAACATACTCAAGTCATTTGTAGACTTAGTATATAATCCAGCACACTGACCACCGTACATTGGTGTTCCTACAAAAAGTTTATACTTTCTGAGTTCGTCTACTTGAACTTCAATCTTCATAACTTAGCTTGCTCCAAATCATTTTCTGCTCTAACAATCGCTTGTAGTCGCATGACATCTGCTAGGATGTCGAAAGAACTATCATGCGCCTTAAAAGCTTTTTCCCAACCAGCATCATCTTCTACTGGACAAAAGCCATTCTTAGTGTTTTGAAAATTAAACTTAGCATCAATGTACGTACGGGTGTCACGTACGAGGTAGAACTTAAGATACTCGTAAAGATGTTGTTTCTTACCTTGAGAATCAAATAGTCTAGTTAGAATGACTGGATCGAACGTGTTTGAACGAGACCACCAGTGTTTAACGCCTGAGTCGATAATGAAATCGTGAAATTGCTTCACGAACTCTTCAACAGTCAGATCGTCTGAGCGTGGTTTAATTTGATTGCGTACTTCTTTATCCTGCTTTTGCCAGAATTCTAGTACTTCGTCTTCAATGCGATAATTGTAATTTTTTACTTGATCTGAAACAGAAAGCTTAAACTTCTTAGTTAGCTTAATGTCGTTGAGAGTATAGGGATTATCCGACAACATTCTATCCCAGTCAAAGACCATAGCTGAACAATCGATGACTACGCAGTCAATCGGCTCAGATCCTAGTGTTTCAAAATCAAAAATCAAATCTTTCATATTTTTATCTCAAGTCAAAATTTAAAATACAACGTACACCTTTAGTCGGTGCAGTGCTACTATGGTATCTATTGCCGTTGAATAGTACTGCTCTACCTTTCTTTGGAGTTACTCTTTGTAGAGGTTCGAACTTCGTGTTCTTAAAGACTTCGAAGTCTCCATTCATATCTTCTTTCGTTTGTTTGAAGAGTACGGTATCTCCATCTGAATCATTTACATAATATAAGCAAACCCAATGATCTTCGACCATGTCGACATGAATATTGTCGTACTCCTTTCTCGCATCTTCATGCAAGGGAAACATTAGAAAAGAACGAGCATCGACTATACTGTCAAACTTGATGCTCGCCTTCTTTGCTGCTTGGCGAGGAATGTTTTCGACTTCAAAATACATTCTACCAAAAAAGTAAGGAGGATTTTCTTGCTTAAAGTAACAACCAATAGCTGGCGTCTTTTTATTTATTCCTAGTAATTTCGTTTCATGATCACTCAAAGCAACGTCGTCGAAAAAAGTCCAGAACAAATTTTTCGAAAACATAAGTTTTTCTACGCGATCTTGATCTGCTTTTGGAATAACGTCATCAATGACGAAGATATCACTCATTAGATAAATGCTTCTAGCGTGTCGCTCTTCTCAAGATACTCTGACTTCTGAGTATGATTATATTGTACTACATAGTCAGCGTCAACCATGCGTTGATTACCTTCTAAGTACTTCTTAACTTCAAGCGCCATATCCTTAGCAGTTTGAACGGGTACGTTCTGGCAAATATGATTCGCACTTTTCTTAGGATTGAGTAGTTCAAAATCCTGTGGAAGTCCCATGATTGCCATAGCTTCACGATAGTTGATGTAACGGTCTTCATCAGGATGTGTAAGCATAGTAGGGTAATGCCCAACAAAAGCACCAATGTAATCCTTAGGAATGATAGTACCTCTACGCATGATGTTTCCACCAGCTTTAAGCTTGTCGTAACGATACTTACATTTTTCAACTTCTTTTTCGTATCCATGTTGTTCCATCCATTCACCAACTTGAGCGTAATCATAACCCATTCGCTCAATATAAGAAAAAACATCTGAGTTACGAACTTTTTGAGGTTCACAAATATCAGAGAACTCTTTGTGAGTAATCCCACCATGAATGTGTTCTAGAATAAACTTATAGTAGAGATCATCTTTACTAGGAGTTTTTGGATTGATTACTTCGGTTTGAAAGTTTGACCTTACACCGCGAATCACATCTTCAATCTTAGCGTATTGTTTGTCGTACCAACCTAGTAGAGGTGTGCGAGTGTCTCGCCAGAAAAAGTAGAATGATCGCTCACGAATTTGAGGAGCTCCATGAAGTAGTGATCGAGTACGATACACAGTCATTGTATAACCATTCTCTTTACCAATCTGCTTAAGCTCATTACGAACTTTTTCACCGATCTTACCAGCAAATCCTGGAGCATTCTCACCCCAGAATACTTTAGGCTTGATCTTTCCTAGAACATGCTCAGCAGTAATACGCATCCATTGATTATTAGGATTGTCGTCTCCGAATCCGTGAGAGAGTTGAGATAGTCCTGCACAAGGACAAACAGAAGATACAACGTCAACACTTTCTGTAGGGTTCTCGCCTTTATCTAAGACATAGTAAGGAACACCCCCATAGTAATTACGGGCATGAGCATCATTAGCTTCGAATGCCTCGTACGACATCATATAAGTTGGTTTTTCACCGAATGCGAGTTCTGAACCGATTGTCTCGCCGCCGATAAGTGGTACGATGGATGCATGCTTAATCATACAAAAAAATCCTCAAGGTCAACTTGAGTTGATACACGTTCTTTAATACTATCGAGCTTTTGAATTCGCTCGTTAACGTAGTTTTCAACTCTAAAATAATTTAATAAATTACGAGAGATCTCATATCGATCTTCTAGCGTAACAGTGATACTCTCGTCTATAGCTTTATATATGTCATCTGCACTATTGAAGTCTGCGACAAAGTGTTTAACATTAGCTCGAGTAAGATATTCTGAAGTAGCGTGCGCCCATACACCTAGGTGTTCGAGTTGTCGCTGAAAGATTACTGGAACGACACCATAGATACCTGCTTCAAATGCAGTATATCCAAAACCTTCGTGGTGGCATGGTAGAATAATTGATTTAGAACTCTTGATTGCTTTAAATAAATCTGCGTCTGCTAAGTTCTCAGCATAAGCATTAGCAGACTTGACTAGCTTGTCGTAATACTTTCCTTTCTCATCTCTTCGAGGATCTCGAATACCATAGTGAACGATTACGTTTTCAGGATTCTGATATCCATAAACTTTGTGGTGAAACTTAGAAGATTCATAACGACCAATGATTGCTGATTTGTTTTCAACTGTCATGATGTCTTT